AGTAGCCATCTGCCAGCGGCGCGCGCTACCCGCGGCCACACGCCATCGCCAGCCCGGGTCTCTAACCACCGACCGAGTGCGTAGACGCCGGCCGATGCGGTAAGCGCGATGAGCTCGTACGCGACGACTGAGTCGACACTGACACCGAGCCGGGCGCCGAGCCACGCGGCGAGCGCGGTTGCGACGTGGCCGAGCACCATGGGCCAGTAGGTACGCACATAGGCGGCGAGACGATCAGGCATGGGCCTCCTCCTCATGGTGACGGATATGCGCGTCCAAGCGCCTCTCGATCTCCACGGTGCGCGCCTCGATCCCCGCGACACGCTGCATCAGTGACGGCCGCGCGGGCTGCCCTGGCCGCTCAGGCTCGCCAAGCAAGTCATCGATCAGATGACCGAGCTGGCGGCCGCGACGAACTAACCATCGGCCGCCGCGTGCGGCGACACCGAGTGCGCCGCCGACAGCTACGACTGCGCCGGCGACGGCGGCGACCTGGCCAGCGATGTCGGTCACGATGCTGCCCCCGCGATACGGCGCAGCAGTGCGGCCGCGAGCTGGTCGTAGTCGATCTCCGGCGGCTGGCCCACAGGCCGCTCGGCGAGCTGCTTGACCGCCTTGCTCAGCTCGGCGATCTCGCGACGGGCCGCCTCAATCGCGCGGTGCGCGAGCGTGGCGTGCGTCGCGTATCTGAGCGCCCAGGCCACGGTCATCTCCGGGTTGTACCCCGGCTTGCCGGGCTCGCCGGGATTGATGTCATTGGTGATCCTGTCGGCCTTGAGCAGGGCNTCTACCAGCTCTTTTGCAGTAGCCATACCGTCCTCTCCCATCGCGGCTCGCCAAACGCGCAGCAGGTGGTCCCANGGGAAGTTCGGGCCAGGGTCGACGTGGTCGGTGCCGCCCCAGGCCAGGCGCATCTGGTTATGGTCGTAGGCGCCGCGTACCTGCGGATTCGCTTTCATCTGCTCGACCGTGACCCGCACCGGCGGGATGTTGTGGTGGCGGGCGACGGCGGCGAGCACGGCGCCGAGCTTGTCCCAGGCCACCGAGTCGAGCCACCGCTGCCGCGACCACGACGTCAGGCCCGTGATCTCGACGGCGATCGCGTACGTGTTGCCCTCGGTCGACCCGGCGTGACCCGCGATGTCGTTGGTGTCGAGGGATTGGATGACCTCGCGNTCGTCGANNAANAAGTGCGCGCTGACGCCGTCGGTGCGCCGGGTGGCGTAGCTCGCCTCGTTGCGCGCGGGCGCGGTGTTGGCNGTGCAGTGNANNGCGATCGCGTACTTNGTCGACGTGCCATACCTGTTTTTCCCTTGAATAAAGGGAATTCCGGGGACCTTCATACGGCCGCCTCATAACAGACGGAGTAGCGCAGCGTTTGGCCGGCCGCGCCCACGTCACGGTTGCCGGTCGAATAGGCAACCAGAACGATCCTGTCAAGAAACGTGGGCAGCATGAAAGCCACGCCGCTCTGATCCGTCGGCAGCGTCCCGAGACCCATCAACACCAGGCTGCCGATGTTGAAAAAGCGCCGCGCAGCCGGAACCGGCAAGCTGATTCCGACGCCGCCCGATGTGGTCTCGTTGACCGCGACGCTGGCCACCGCCCACACCGTGCTGCCCTCACGCCGCCAGCGTGCATAGTGTCTGGTAGACGACACCGGGGTCGGCGTGGTGGACATGTTCGTATACACGGTCGGGGTGAAGTCCTCCCACCCTTCGGGATTAATCCGGCTCGATGTGATGATCATGCCGGGCTGCCAGAGCACCATGGGACCCCCAGATGACTAGAGAGCAACGACTGCGGGATGCCACACCGTCACCGGTGTGCCGGCTGGCCAGGTACGCGAGAGTGAGCGCTGCGCGATGGTCGCGGTCTGGACGGAGATCGTCCCGCTGATCTGCGAGACGACCACCCGCTCGCCGCCGACCCGCAACACGAGCGGGAAATCGGCGGCATCGGTCGTCCACGGAATGCCCGGCGTGACCAGCACCATCTCTGGGTCGTCTGGACCGAGGTCCGTGCCGAGCCAGCTGACGTCCGGGGCTACCCGCGCCTCGCCGTCGATCTCGCCAACCAGCCATGGCCCGTACGGCGAGCAGGTCATCTCAACACGCAGTTCACGCCAGCCGAGCGTGATCGTCCAGCCGTCGATCATGAGATCGATGTCCTGATCGGCGACGTCCGTCGGCGCATTGATGATCTTGACCCGACTACCGATGTGACACTGGAGCCACGGCGCGAGATACTCCGGCCGCGCAGCTAGGTCCAGCTCGACGCGCGGCCATAGGAGGCCCTGGTAGCTGGCGAGATGCAGCCGCCACCATGCGTGAGCGGGCAGCACGTTGTCGGTGGCTAGTGCCAGCTCGATCGACTCATCGCGAGTGACGCCTGAGTCGTCGATCAGCTCGGCGACGGCTGACGAGCCCTCGACGCGCCGCACTTCGACGCGGTTGCGATGCGTACGGGCGTACGAGTCGGGCTGCGGTGGGCTCGCCAGGTCACCCGCAGACCAGTCGAGCACGAGCGCCGGCGCCTGGTTGTACAGGCGCGCACGCGGGATATAGGCGAGTTGGTGTGGTTGCTCGTACAAGATGCCGCCGTCGGCCTGTACGGCCTGGCGCAGTAGATCAGGTAGCGTGTCGACCGGCTGCCACCCCATCGCCGTGACCTCATCGCGCGCCAGTGGCGGCACGTCGACAGCTATACCAGCCTCGGCGCACAGCCGCCGGATCCGACTGTGCGCGGCCTCGTTGTAGAACGACTCTAGGGCACCCGCGCTACCTCGACCGTCCTGGTCGATGGCGGTGTCCGGGATGGGTCGCTCATCGGTGGCCCATACGGCGATGTGCCCTGTCGGCCAGGGGTACCCCGAGACCGTCGCGCCGGTAGGGTTGGTCGCGACCGCCGCGACGCCGCCGAGCGTGCCAGCGATTGATCCGGTGATGTACCACGAATCGCCAACCTGGACGCCGGCGTGGATCGTGCCACCGGCCTGCCATGCGCTCAGACCGATCAGTATAAACGGGCCGGGCACGGCGCTAGTCTGAGCAGCCACCACCTCGGTGCCGTCGGGCCGGATCGCGACGATCTGGGTCGTGAGCTGCGGCGTNACGCGCACCCGCAGCTGCCAGCGCTCGTACGTGCCGCCGACCGTGGTCACCTCAAGTAGCACGGCGTCGACGCTCCAGGGTGGCTCGGTGGCCACGCACACTGTCCACATGCCGTCGGTGGCCGAGGTGACCTCGGCCGGCACCTGGGCGCGCAGCCGACCGCCCTGCGAGAGGTCAGCGAGCGCCGCAGTGCCGTAGCGCGCCGTCCACGTTGGAAAAACCATATCGTCCGGCGCCCGGAACGCGACATCGCCGGAAATGACGGCCGGTGGGTGGTTTGGCAGCGCGGATGCCACCTGGCCAGCGAGCACGCCATCCTCGACCGGCCAGTAGGCGAGCGGCCGGGATGCGGCGATAGTGCGACGCAGCGGCGACAGCGCCGGCAGGCGCCCTGCCGCCGGCTGGAGTCTGTACAGGACCCCGTGCGCGGTCACCTCGACGTAGCGGTCAGCGCCACTCTTAGTCCAGCTCGGTACCCACGCCGGCACGTACCCGCCCCAGAGCGCCACCGGCCCGTCGGGCAGGTCGAGGGTGATCCGGATCGGGGTGTCCCGTCCGAGTAGGCCGTACCACTCGCCGAGCGGGTTGTACTGCGAAAATCGGCCGTCCTGGTTGTCTAAAATTAGTCGGCACGTGCCCGGGTCGGTGTGGTCGCCCCAGCCGCCACGGCCCTCGGTGATCGTGATCGGCGTGCCGACCCGCCAGTAGCCAGTGATGTCGACCCACGGCCACGAGCTTGGCGACCAATTCAGGTCCGCGCCGGGCGCGATCTCGATCTTGACCGGTAGCGGATCAGCGGGCCACGCCATCAGCTCACCACTCCGTACTGTCTGTCAAGGCGGCGCAGGTAGTCGACCGCCTCACGGTCGCCGCCGACGACGATCACGCGCACCTCGCCGCCGGGGGTAGAGGCTCGCCGGCTGGCTGTGAGGTCGCGCAGGTCGCGCAGGCCGCGCGGCAGCGGGATCACCGCCTCGTCCTGGCCGCCCTCGCCGAGGATCGCGAGCGTCCCGCCCGGGGTGGCGGGGACGATGCCACCGTCGGCCAGTCGCGGAATGTCCGGCGTCGACAACGTGAAGCCGCCGATCTTCTGCCCAAACACGGTGATCGACGGTAGCGTGAACGACAGCCCGTTCCACTTGTCGATCAGCCAGTTGAGAGCGGAACGGAAGGCGTTTTTGATCCCGTCCCACATGCCTTTGGTGCGCTCTTTGATCTTGTCCTTCAGTCCGCCGACGAAGTTGACCACCTTGGTCCAGGTGTCTTTGATCCAGTTCCAGGCGGCCTTGACGCCGTTGACGATCCCATCCCACAAGTTCAAGAAAAAGTTGCCGACGCCCTTCCAGAAACCCGAAAAGACTGCCCACCAGATCTTGAACGCGGCGACGAGGAAGTCCCAAACGGCAAGCGCCGCCACCTTGATCGCATTCCAGACCGTCTCCCAGAGATCCTGGAACCAGGTGGTCTTCGTGGCGATCAGGACGATCACCGCGATCAACGCGAGCACGGCGATGACGATCAGCACGATCGGGTTCATCGCCATGACCACGTTGAGCGCGGTCTGCACCGCCGTCCAGATCTTGGTGACGATGATGAGCGTGCCGATCGCGCCAGCGAGGATGCCGAGACCGATGGCAAGCGGCGTGACCCAGTCGCTGTTGCGCTGGAACCAGTCGATGGCGCCGGCGAGCGTCTCCACCAGCGCCACCTCCGCCTTGCGCTTGAAGGCGTCGAGCTTCTGCCCGGCGGACTGCTCCAGGGTGGTGGCAGCGTCCTGTGCCGCGCCGGCCACGTCGCCGAGCCCGTTCTCCGCGGCAGCGAGGCTTTGCAAAAACTGGGGGATCTCGGCGACGTTGAGGTCTTCCAGCGGCGTGCCGAACAACGCCAGCGCCGTGGTCGCCTGGTCGGTGGGATCCTTAATGGCCAGCAGGCCGTTCAGAATCTCCCCGAACGCCTGCCGCGCTGTTTCCCCGCCAGCCAACAGCCGGTTAGACATGGTTTGCGCATCCATGCCGAGTTCGGCGAACGCCTCTTGAGTCGCCGTGGACATGTCAGTGGCGCGGATTGTGAATTCTTTGATCGCGTCACCGACTTTGTCAATACCCCACTGTCCCTTTTCGGCCTGAGACGCAAGCAAGCTGAACGTCTGCTCTGCGCTTAAGCCGAGCGTGCGGAAAAACTGGCCGTACTCGTTCGCCGCCTCAAGCAGCGTGTCGACCAGCGCCGGCGGGACCTTGCGCGACGCAGCAGTGATCAGGTCGAGCGCGTGGGTGGCGTCCCGCGCCAGCCCGACGCCGATCAGCGAGCTCGCGTACTGTGCGGCGTCGGCGACGTCGATGCCCCAGGCGTCGGCGTACGCCTGCACCTTGACGGTCAGGTCTTCGATGACCGCGGCGTCCCCGGTTGGCGCGAGACCTGAGGCGACGACCGCGCGGACAGACTCCATCACGGCGGCTGCGGACTCGCCAAAGCCGCGCGCGTACACGTCCCCGGCGACGCGGCCGAGCTGGTCCGCCAGCGTGGGGTCGCCGAGCTGCGCGGCCAGCTTCGCCTGCGCCCGGTCGAACTCCATCGCCTTAACCAGACCGACGGCCAGCGCCGCGCCCGCGGCCGCACCGGCCACGGTGGCGATCTTCGTCACCCGGTCGGCGAACCGCTTGAACTTGCTCTCGGCAGCCTGGGTGCCTTTGTCGACGCCGGAGTTGTCGACCCCGATCGCCACCACAAGGTCAGCCAGCGTCGCCACAGGTCACCCCCGTTCCTCGCCGCCGAACGCGCGGTTGAGACCCCGGATGAGCCGCAGATGGTCGTGCTCGGTCTGAGGCTGCGCCGACCGGGTCGCCTGCCCCCAGCTCGGCATGAAGTCGGCAGGCTTGAACGCCTTGCCCTTCTTGGTGCGGTTAGCGTTGGCGATCGTGGCCGCGATGATGGCCGCGAGGATGTCGAGCCGCTCCGGGCCCAGCGGGCCCGCGACCCGCTCGTATGCGGCCCAGGCGGTCAACTCTCGCGAATCGATGCGGCGAAGTAGCTCGCCGACCGTCATGCCCAGAGCGAGCGCTAGCCGGTGGTAGAAGCGTCGCTCTGGGCGTCGTCGAAATTCTCGGTCAGCCGGTCAACGTCATCCTCAGACAGCCCAGACAGGCGGCGGGCCACGTCGAACAGCCGATCCAGCGGTTTCGCGTTCTTCTTGCCGAGCGCGTTCACATCGGCGTCGGAGAACAGCCGATTGCCGTTCTCGTCAACGGCGCACAACGCTACCAGCTTGGCGCGGGCGTTACGCAGGTTCATCTCGCGGCTCTTGCCGCGGGTCTGCACCAGCGACTGCTCGTAGGCGTCACGCTCGGCACCGGTCAGCGACCGCAGCCGCACCTCGCCGCCCCACTCCGGGCACGGCACCACCTCGTACTCACGGTCGTCCGCGGCAAGGATCGCGTCACGTGACAGCAGCGCCATCAGGCACCCCCGGTGGCGGTGAGCATCGGCTTACCGCTGATCTTGATGGTGATGTTGCGACCCATCTTGTCGTCGTACGGGAACTCGTCGCCGATCTCGGTGATGATGCCCTTGAAGTCCCAGGTGTGCTCGTCCGGCGTGCCTGGCAGCAGCACGATCCGGTAGTCGAGCGGCACGTTGGCCTCAAAGTCAGCATCCAGGTCGTGGGTGGACTCGGTCGGGTCGTAGTTCAGCTCCAGGCTGACCTCTCCGCCGTCCCGGAGCCCGCCGATGAACTGCATGTACCCGTCCGGGCTGTCGTGGGTGGTGACGTCGATGGTCTCCCGCGACCGCGACGGGCCGCTGATGTTCGTGATGTTGGCGATCGGCGTGAAGGTGCCGCCGACGACACGGCCGAACTGTGTGCCGCGAGCGTCCACACCAGCCATGGGGTTACTCCTGTTCGGTTTGGACGGTTTGGATGCGGAATCTGAGGATGTGGTGCCTGACCTCGGGGTCCGGGTCTGGCAGCACCTGGTCGAACTCCAGCCGGATGCTCACCACCCGGTGGCCGGCCACGGCCAGGTCACGAGGCCGGTGGTCGAGCAGCTCACCGATCCGTGTGGCAATCGCCTGCCCTTGCGCGTTGCCCCGCGACCTGGTCCACACGTGGATCGTGGCGGTGATTTCCCGGCCGTACGTGTCGTGCGTGTTGTCCGGCGTCGACAGGTGATCGCCGATACGCACGTACGGGTAGGCGGTGCCCTCGGGCACGTAGTCGTAGACGCCGGTGACCATCCCGGCGAGCGTGGCGTCGTTCTTCAGGCGCTGGTAAATCGCCGTCTGCACGAGGTGGATCGGCGACTTCGCGGTCATCGGCGCACCATCCCCTTCAGCGCCTGCCACACCGCCTGCCGTAGCCGCTTCGGGAAGCGGCGCCGCGACCGCTCAGCAGCCGGCCCAGCAAACGGCTGCTCAGGCGTCGACGAGGTGCCGTACTCGACGAAGATGGCGTGCCGAGCCGTTGCCACTGCCTTGCCCTCAAGGTCTTTGATCTCGGCCTGGATGGATCGGGCCAACTCGCCGGTGCGGCGGGGAGCGGTGCGGCGCATGTCCTCGGCGACCAGCTCTGTCTCGTCCCGCACCGCTGTCCGCGCAGCGGTACCNATCNGCTNNGGCAGCTTGTTGANGANACGGGACAGGGTCTTGATCCCGATAACCGTCACCGCCTCGCCGCGNCGTGCCATTACTACCCCTCGTGTTGGATNCGTTCGCAGTTGGCGCGCCGGTAGACCGGCCGTGACGGCGACACGACAGCGGTGACCCGGTAGGTCTCGCCGTCGCCGCGCAGCTCGTCGCCGCGACGCACGTCGGCACCCGGTTCGGTGTGCACGATCGCGTCGAGCCTGGCCCCAGCCTGGTTCGCCGTCACCTGCTCGGCGGCGGATGGCTGCGACACCTGGGCGCGGATCGTGCCCACCAGCACCATGTCAGTGATCTGCCCCCCGGCTCCGTCGTCGGTGGTGATGGTGCGCCACACCTCGAGCGTGCGGTTGAGCCGGTGGGAGATCACTCGTCGTCCTTCCGGCGCTTCCTCGGCCGCTTAGGCGCGTCCTCCGCAGGCTGCTCGACGCGCTGCCATTTGGCAGACCGGTCGAGCGCGCGCATCGGCTCCGACAGGTGCACGACGCGGCCCGTGATCGTGTTGCGGTAGGCGACCATTTGACAGCCCCCCCGAGCGGTTACAGCGGAAGATCGCAAGAGAGCGTGGCGGTGCCAACACCAAGCCGGCCGACCGCGCGCCGGATGATCCTGACCTCGCGTCGGGTGGCGTAGATGCCGGTAGCCGCCTGCCCGCCCGCCTGCCAGCCGTAGTCGCCGAGCTGTTCTGACGTGCGCTCGTGTGGGTTGTGCAGGCCGCGCCGCACCATCGACACGAGCACNGGGATGATGGCCGGAGGTAGATTGTCCCGGTCGAGCTCGACAGGGCGTGCGATATCGGCCACCAACGCCGAGGCGTCCTCAATGAGACGCTCAGCCTGCTCTCGGTCGACTCCCTCGAATCCGGGTCTGGACGTCAGGTCCTCGATGGTGATCAGCGCGGCCATGCAACCCCCCGTCACGAAGCCGCGGTGTCCAGCTTGAACACCCGGTCAGCGTCCACCACGCTCGCGCCGGCGAACGTGGACAGCACGCTGGCGTCGGACAGGATGTCCGGCTGGTACTGGAAGATCTGCCGCATCGACACGCCGCCGGACGTGGCGACCGCGGTCTGAGTCGCGGGCAGGCCCTGCGGCGCCACGGGCGGCAGGTTCGCGAACACGAACCCGCTGCGGTGGTAGGCGACCGCGGTTCCGGGTGTCAGCGCCGCGGATTCGACGACGGTGAACCCGTAGATGCGACCGACGATCGCGTCGCGGATCGCGGTGCCGTCGCCCACCGCGTCGGCGCGGACGAACTTGTCGACCGACAGCAGCCGGGTCACGATGTCCGGCGCGCACGCCAGGAAACGGTCGCCCGTCGGCACCTTCGCGGCCGACAGCGCTTCACGCGCGGCGAGGATCTTCGCGTCGGTGTCGGCCGCGCTCGGCGTGGCCGCGAACGAGTCGTCCGCGGGCAGGGCGTTCATCGCGGCCGCAAGCTGGTCCTCCGCGCCGACTGCCACGGCCGCCACCTGCGGCTGGGTGACCTGCACCCCGAAGTCCACCAGGTTGAGCGACAGGTCGTGCGCGGTCAACCGGGTGGCGTCGTACAGCAGCTCCACCTTGACGTCGACCGACACTTCGTTCAGCGCGTCGTAGGTGATCGCCGCGCCCGGCGTGGTCTGCTTGCGCGCGGTGCGAGGCTGCCGGACGCGGACGGTGATGGTGTCGCCGTTGTCGCCGCTGAACTCGTTACCTGGCACCCGTGCCACCGTCATCGGCAGCACCAGCGTGCGGGTGAGCAGAGCAACCGCGAGGGACGAAACACCCTTCGCAGTCACAAGCGCCATGGTTTCTCACTCCATTCCGTCGGTAGACCACGGCGACCCATGCACCGTGGTCGGGCTAGATGCCACGTGCCCGTTTGAGCACCTGGTCGGCGAGGTCGTCGGGCGACGGCTCGGGCTCGAGGTCAGGCGCAGCGCCGGGCTTGAGCCGTTCCTTGGGTCGCCCGAACACGCCGACGGTCGCCTTGCCATCGCCGCTGCCGCTCTCGCTCTGTTTGCGAGCGATGCCGAACGCGGCCAGAAGGTCGTCGGCGTCGGCTTCCAGCTCTTCGCGGGTGTTCCCCTGAAGGCGACGAGCCTGAGCCGGCGTCAAACCCTTGGCCTGGGCCACCTCGGCAAGCAGCGCCTTGCGCTCAGCCTCCGCGGCGCGCTTCTCGAGCGCGGCGAGCTGCTCACGCAGCTTGTCCATTTCGGACTTGCTGGCGTCGGCGGCAGACTTGAGCCTCTGCAACTCCTCGTAGTTGACCTTGGCCTGTTCTTCGTGCTTACGGGCGAGCGCCTTCCACTTCTCGGCCTCGGCCTGCCAGTCCCGGCCCGTGTCGGGCGCGGTCTGGCCGCTGTTGCTGTCACTCATCTGATCTCCCCCTTGTCGGGTTGGGTTGATCCGACCCGTGTCGGGTCGGTGGCCTATGCGTCGTCGCGCTGGCGGGCGAGGTAGCGCCGGTAGGCATTGAGCGCGTCGTTGGCGGTCTTGCGTCGGGTGATGCCAGCCTCGCGCTCTTCGCGGGCCTCACGCTGCGCCCGCTGCCACTCAGCGCGGAACGTCAACGCCTGGTCAGTCAGCCGCGAACCCTCGTAGTAGGGCTCGACGGTGCACGAACAGTGGTCGTGCGCCTCAAACTCGGCCGTGCGCCGCGACTTGTAAACGGCTCCCCTACTCGCGAGCATCCGGCAAAACGGGCACGGATCGCCGGACGTGACCCGCTGCCAGCCGAGCGCCTCCCGGTCCCTCTGCACCAGTTGCAGCACCGTCTGCCGGGCCCCGTCAAGCACCAGCGACGTCATCGTGCCGCTTGCCTTGACCAGCCCGTTGTTCGCCGCGGCCTGCACCGACTGCCCGGCACGGCGGGCGTTGATGATCCCCGACAGCGCGGCGCCGCGCAGCTCGCCGGCAGCCTCGTCAACCGGCGGCGGCTCAACAAGCTCCACGGGCACCGTGCCCGGCAGTCCTTCGAGCCGCCGGAACAGCTCGAGGTAGCGGGCGGCCAGCCCGCCAGCCGCGCGGTTCCGCTCACGAGCCAGCAGCGCCGCCGCCAACGCCCAGCGGTTGATCGTGCCGGACAGGTCGGTCACGTCAACCATGCGCCACAGCACCAGCAGATCCCGCAGTGTTGCCGCGCGCAGCGCCAGCAGCTGGCGTCGGTGCGCCGCGGTCAGCCGCGCCCCCTCCACAGTGCGGGCCACCGTCACACCTCGACGGCCTGGCGGTCCAGCATCGCCGTCAGGTTCGCGAGCGCGTCACCCTCCGCGGCGGCCGCCTTCCACCGCTCGATCTCGGTCTGGGTGACACCCGGCACCCGCTCCCACAGCTCCTGCGGCGGCACACCGAGCATCTGCGCGAGCTTGCCGAGCGCGTCAACCGCGGCAGCGAACGACCGTGACTCGGTGTCCCGCCACCGCACCGACGCCTCAGGGTCCGGGTCGATGCCCATCATCTCGGTGCCGAGAGTCAGCGACTGCTCATGCGACTCACCGAGGCAGGTCTGGTTCTCGGTCACCGCGCGACGGTGCGACGCTTCAGCAGCCGCCAGCGCCTCAGCGGACAAGTTGACGAGTTGTCCGAGCAGCTCGTGCGCCGGGGTCTGCGACACTGTGGCAAGGTGCCGCAGCGTCGCCTCACGCGAGTCGATGTAGCCCTTCAGGTCGGTCTGGCTGAACTCCCCGACCTGGATCTCGCCGGGCGCGTCCTCGAACGTCCACAGCTTCGACGCTGACGCCTTGAGTTTCTGTTCCTCGCTCTCGGCGAGCCAGCCGATGATGTACCGCTGCCGGAACGCACCGTAGTGCTGGGCGACCTGGAGACCAAACGACGTGATGTTGATCTGGTCCTGTAATGGGATCAGCGGCTCAACGATCCCCGACACCGGGTCGTCCAGGTCCTCGGTGTCCCGGTAGCGAATCACCGGACACACCGGCTCTCCCTCGTACGTCACCCCGTGGAGTTCCACATCGGCGACTCGCAGCCGGTCACTGCCCTCGTTCTCCGGCACGAGCTGGTAGACCGCCTCACTGTCGAGCAGCCGCCACCCGTACCGGCGCTTCTCCAGCGCGTATTTCGGCCAGTCGTCGTCATCGGCGTAGGCGGCGGTCAGATTCCGCGGCGAGACCCCACGCATCACGGGCACCGGCTCGCCGGGGAGCACCACCACATACGCCACCCCGTACGCCAACGCGGCCCGATGCACGCCGAGCTGGCGCGCGTCGAACCTGTTGCGCTGCCATATCTCCCACGCCGGCGCGTCATCGGCGGCCCGGGGCGCCCGGAATCCGTCGACGTACATCGCCTGCACCCGGGCGTTGACCACGAACTTCAGCACGTTGACGCGCGACACCCGNGCNAGCTGGTGCACNTCCGGCGGCGCGGATTGCGGCAGCCACGGCAGCGGCTTCGCCGGGTCGTCCCGCAGGTACTCGCGTATCCGGTCGAGGCGCGGCAGCTCAGCATCCCGCAGCTCAAGCAGCTCCCGGGCCACGTCAACGGCCTGCTTCTTGCTGAGCGGCATCCCCACCTCCCCTCACAATCCCCACCTCCCCTCACACGAATACGGCGCGACCTGTCCGCCGCCGCCGCTTCGTCCACGCCGGGCTCGCCAGCACCAGGCGCCGAACCATCCGAGCCCCGACCGCACACACCGCCAGGTCGATCTTCTTTGNTGATTCGCGGCTCTCCTTGGCGATGGCCACGCCGTACCTGTTCGGCCGCCGCCTGGCGTTGAGCACATGCCGAGTCAGCCGCGCATCACCGTCGTGCGTCAGCTCCCGCTGCGCGATGTCGATGGCCATCCGCTCGCACGCCTCGGTGAACTCCCGCACCCGGGCGCGCATGTCGAACGCCACCGGATGCCGGTAGCGGCCCGACGTCGCCTCGACGATCAGCCGGTCACGAAAGTCGTGCCCCCAGGCGTCGACATAGGATTCGAAATCCTTCACATCGCCGAAGAAGCCAACGACATCCCAGCGGTTGAACGCCTGGCGGACGACTCGGTCCACATCGGCCCGGTCCACTCGCCAGTCTGCGCCTCCCGGGCCGAGCGGCCGCTCCCAGCAACCGATCACGAACAGGTGCCCGGTCTCGACGACGCACCCAACCAAGCCAGTGGCGTCGTCGGACGTCGAGCCGTCGAAGAACATCGTGATCGGAGTGCCGTCACTCACGACCACAGTCGGATCAGCGCACGCGGCCCACTCAGGGTGCGTCACCCACGCGTCCCGCGCCGCCGTCGGCTGGTTGAAGAAGTAGCGGCGGGACTCTTCCGGGTCCTTCTCAGTGTTCCAGAACTCGTTCTCGATGATGCCGTCGAGGTCCATCACCGAGGCGAACGGCCCGTACACCTCGCGCAACGCCGCCCGCAACTGCTCCCGATCGGTCAGGTCGACGTCCGCGGGCGCCTCGCGGTGGTCCCACAGCAGACGGGCTGCGCGCACCTTTCCCTCGGCGATCAGCTTCGCGCGCTCGTGTGTCCGCTCGGCGACGCTACCTTCGCCCGGCTGGTACATGGTGGTCGTCTGAAGCGCCCACGGCTGCGCGTCCCGGCGCTTGCGACAGTTCCGGTCCACCGTCTTGTACATGCGCTGCAACTCCGGCGTCACGTACAAGTGCGTCTCGTCGAAGACGGTGAAGGTCTCCTTTCCGCCGTCCTTCGCCGAACTCGACGCCGTGGACGGGACGATCTCACCGCCCCCCGGAAGAAACACCCGGGTCAACCCAGCCGCGCCCGAGGGCAGATCCTCACCGAGCGGCCCCTCGGTCAGGTTGAAGTAGATGTTGTCGTAGGTGTTGCCAGCCTGGCCTTCCTCGGTGGCCAGGCAGCGGATGAACGGGTACGTTACCGGGCGGCCCATCGGCTCACCCGGCTCGTACACGTAGCGGAAATCCCGCCACTCGAACACCTCGCCGCCCTCAGCCCAGCCGGCGAACCGGCACGGCCCGAACGCCTCGAACAAGGCGATGAACGCGGCCAGTTCGCTCTTGGCGCGGCCCTTGGCCCGGCTAATCACCGCCGAGTCGTAGATGCGTCGGCCATCAGGCCGCAGCGCGTACACGTCGACCAAGAACCCGCCGAACTCGTCGTCGAGTTCAACCCGATCACCCTGGACATCACCGGGTCCGTGGACGCAAAAGTGCTCGACCCACGCCCACGCCAGCCANCCNAGCGACCGGCCGCGGTCATGGTCGGGCGCGTAGACCAGCTCACGAGGCATCCGACATCAGCCGCCTGCGGCGGGCCGCCATCAAGTCCGCCACATTTCCCGCAGCGCCCCGATCCGGCGACGGAGACTTCCGTTCGACCTTGATGCGAGCCCGCAGCCTGTCGGTGTGGGTGGCGCCCAGCAGCGACTCATTCAGCCGGATCTCGGCGAACAGCTTCGGAGACGGCTCCCGGAAGTACTGATCGACCAGCGGAGCGAGCATGTGCAGCCGCTGCCAGTCCGTACCGGTGAACGCCGCAGCCTGGGGGGACGCACACCACGTGGCGTACCAGTCTCGAGTGGACTTCAGGTACCGCTTGGCACCCGGCAGTGGCGGCGCCTCCACCACGGCATCGGCAGACACCGTCACCTGCACGTCCGCATAGGTGTCAGCGTTGCGGCGGCGACGACGCTCAGCCGGCGCCGGACCATACCCAGCCACGACACCCCCCAACGGTTACGCAGAGTGACGGTCCCAAAAGTCCCAGACCCGTACAGGC